GGTCCGGGTCGAGGCCGGTGGCGGCAAGACCTTCGAGGAGCTCATTGGCTCGGGTTTCTTGTCGCATCGCGCGCCGGTCTCGGGCATCGTGACCAAGGTCGCCAAGGACGAGATCACGCTGCGAGATTCCGCGGGCAAGGCCCACAGCGTGCACCTGTATAACCACTACCCGACCAACGAGACCAAAGGCATGCTGCACAGCACGCCCCTGGTACAGGTCGGGCAGGCCGTGAAGATGGGGCAGGTGCTGGCGGACAACAACCACACGAAGAACGGCGCCCTGGCGCTGGGCACGAACGTCCGTGCCGCGTACCTGGCCAACGGCTACAACCACGAAGACGGCATCGTGATCAGCGAATCGGCCGCGGCTAAGCTGGCATCCCAGCACCTCTACAAGCCGAGCCTCTACACCACGGACTCGACGATCATCGGGAAGAAGCAGTTCCTCTTGTCGAAGCCCGGCGTGTTCTCCATGGATCGCCTGAACAAGATCGATGACGACGGTACTGTGAAGGTCGGGACCAAGGTCAAGCCAGGCGATCCCTTGATCCTGGCGCTAGGCGAGAACCGCGTGAACAGCAGCATCGACGCGTCCACGGTGCAGCGTCTCGGTGCGAAGCTCCGGGACCGCTACTCCAACAGCTCGCTGGTCTGGGACAGCAACTACGAAGGCGAAGTCGTAGGAGTGCACAGGAGCGGCCGCAATGTCGTGGTGCATGTCAAGACGCTGGAGCCTGCACAGATCGGTTCCAAGATCTCGACGCGGCACAGCGCCAAGGGCATCGTGACTCAGATCCTTGCCGACAAGGACATGCCACACGACGACAAGGGCCGGCACGTCGAGATGCTGATCAACAGCGTATCGGTGCCCGGGCGTCAGAATCCCGGCCAGATCCTGGAGACTGCTGCTGGCAAGATCGCGGAGAAGACCGGCAAGCCCTACGTGGTGAAGAACTTCATGGGCGGGGTCGACTACCTGAAGAAGGTTCAAGACGATCTCAAGGCTCATGGCCTCAAGGAGACCGAGACGCTGTACGACCCGAAGACCGGGCGGCGGCTCGGCGAGGTTACCGTGGGGCCGCATTACGTGTTCCAACTGGAGCACCAGATCGACAAGAAGACCCACGTGCGCAGCGGCGGGCCGCCACTGACGCAGGCCGAGGCGCCGAAGCTGCACTACGACGCCGACACCAAGATCCCGCGAGGCGGCGGGCACCACGGCGCGCAGAGCCTCGGTGCCCTGGGCATCTACTCGGCGCTGGCCAGCGGCCTGCACAGCAACCTGCAGGAGATGCAGACGCTGAAGTCCGACGAGCCGCAGGCGCGCGCCGTGTGGGCCGCGTTGACCAACGGCGACCGCCTGCCGCCGCCCAAGGTGCCGTTCGTCTACAGGCGCTTCGAAGCCATGCTACAGGGCCTCGGCGTGAACCTGGAGAAGGACGGCACCGTGACTCGCCTGGTGCCGCGGACCGACGAGGAGACCCGGAAGCTGAGCCGCGGCGAGCTGAGCCGGCCGACGCGTGGCATCCGTGGCAAGGACGACGCGCCGGAGCGCGGCGGGCTTTTCGATCCCATCGTGACCGGCGGGCGTGAGGGCCAGCACTGGAGCCACATCGAGCTGGCGGAGCGTATGCCGCATCCGGTGTACGCAGAAGCGATCTCGAAGACGCTGAGCATCAAGCCCTCCGACATCCCGGAGATCCTCGCGGGAAAGAAGCAGCTCAACGGCAAGACCGGGGCCAAGGCTTTCGAGGACGCGCTGAGCAAGCTGAACGTCGACGCGGAGCTCAAGGCGCTGCGCGAGCAACTGGCGTCGCCGCGCCTCAAGGGCTCCGAGCTCAACAAGGCCCACTTCAAGTACAAAGCACTCGAGACGCTGAAGTCCGCCGGAAAGAAGCCCGTGGATGCCTGGATGATCAAGGCCGTCCCTGTGATTCCTCCGGTGTTCCGTCCCGTGGCCACGATGCCGGACAACACGACGCGCAACAATCCCCTGAACACGCTGTACCGGCGCCTCGGCATGGTGAACGAGACCCTGCAGCGCGGCGCTGCCGTCGGGGTGCCCTGGGACGCGCAGCTCGACGCGCGCGCCGGGCTCTATCAGGAACTCAACAACCTCTTCGGCACCACGCCCAAGGGCAAGAAGGCTCTGGACCTCGACATGCGCGGGACCAAGGAAGACGCCAACAAGAAGCTGCCGGGCATCATCCACATGATCAGCGGCGAGCAGCCCAAGGACGGCTTCTTCCAGGACAAGATGATCGGGAAGAAGCAGGACTACACGGCGCGCGCCACCATCGTGGCGGATCCCAACCTCAGCGTGGACCAGCTCGGCGTACCCCGTAAGATCGCGATGGAACTGATGCGCCCCATGGTGGCGCAGCGCCTGATTCGTGCGGGCTACGACGCCATCAAGGCCAACCTGATGGTGAGCCGCAAGGACCCAATCGCGATGCGAGCGCTCGAGGAGGAGATCAAGCACCGCCCGGTTCTGATGAAGCGCGACCCCGTGCTGCACCAGTACGGATTGGTGGGCCAGCACGTCAAGCTCGTGGATCACGAAGCCATCACGATGAGCCCTCTGGTGCTGCCGCCCATCGGTGGTGACCTCGACGGCGATACCGTCTCGTTGTATGTGCCTCTGGGCCAGCATGCAGTCGAAGAGATCAAGCGCATCGTGCCGAGCGCCCGTACCATCAGCGCGTCCAGCGGCGACGTGCTGTACACACCGGCGAACGAGTCGGCACTGAGCCTGTATCGCGTCAGCCTGGGCCGGAAGAAGACCGGGCAGGTGTTCGCGGACCAAGCCGCGGTAGAGAAGGCTTTCAAGGAGAACAAGATCGACCTGGATTCCGTGGTGCACATCAAGGGCGTCGGCGACACCACGCTGGGGCGTGTCCGCATCGCCCACATCGTGCCCGAGGCCTACAAGGCCCAGGTGCTGACGAAGCTCGACGTGCCGTTTGATCGCAAGCTGCAGAACAAGATCTTGTCCGACGTCGCGAAGAACCAGCCGAAGCACTTCGTTGAGCTGGCCGATAACATGAGCCGACTGGGCTTCCAGATGGCCTACGAGACCGGGCACAGCGTCACGCTGAAGGATCTGGAGCCTCTGCGGAAGGAACGCGACACCATCGTGCAGGCGGCGCAGAAGCGCGTCGACGCGCTGCCTCGGACCGAGAAGGGCCGCCAGGAGGCCACCAAGATCTGGCTCGACGCAACGAAGCAGCTGCACGACACCTACGGGGACCACTACACGAAGAACCCGACCAACGTCAGCGACATGGCGGTGTCCGGGATCAAGGCGAAGAAGGAGCAGTTCCAGGGCCTCGTCATGGCCCCGATGCTGGTCGAGGACCACCTGGGACGCCCCAGCAAGATTCCGATCACGAAGAGCTTCTCCGAGGGCATCGACGTCGGTGGCTACTTCGTCCAGGCTGCCGGCGCGCGCCGCGGCGTCATCCAGAAGGTCGAGAGCGTCAGCGAGCCCGGTTACATGTCGAAGCTCCTGGTGCAGATGTCGATCGACCAGCCGGTGATGGCGCGGGACTGCGGCACTACGCAGGGCATCTCGATGGGCATCAAGGACCGCGATATCGTGGACCGGCATCTCGCTGCACCGGTGAAAATCGGCAGCATCACGCATCCTGCGGGTACGGTGGTGACGCCGGACATGCTGCACCACGCGGATAAGGAACGCGTCACGCAGCTCCAGGTGCGTAGCCCCCTGAAGTGCAGGCTACCGCAGGGCGTCTGCAGCCGCTGCATGGGGACTCATCCCAGTGGGCACGAGTACAGCATCGGGGAGAACGTCGGCGTCATCGCGGCGCAGGCCCTTGGCGAGCGTGCAGCACAGCTGATGCTGAAGCAGACCCACGGCGGCGGCATCGTGTCGCTGAGCCCGCACAGCGTCCGGGATTTCTCCGACGTCCAGGCGATGCTCAACGCGGCGAAGCCCGGGCTCGAGGACGCCGTGGTCGCGACGCGCGACACCAAGATCAGCCGCGTCGAGCCCCTGCGCCAGGGCTCCTGGGAGCTGCACTTCGAAGGCTCGAAGAAGCCCGTGTACACGCGGCAGAAACCCCTGGAGCACGTGAAGCCCGGCTACGTGGCGAAGCGTGGCGAGGTGCTGACGCAGGGCAGCCCCAACATCCACAGCGTGCTCGAGGCCCAGGGCATCGAGGCGGTGCAGAACTACATGACCAAGCGCATCGGCGACATCTACGGCCGCGAGGGCGTCCTGCGGCGCCATGTCGAGCTCGGGGTACGCAATGTCGCTGGTCTGGTGCGCGTCGAGGATCCCGGGGAGCACAGCGGCATTCTGCGGGGCGACTACATGATGAAGCCCACCGCCGACGCGCTGAACCACACGAACCCCAGTAAGGCCCCGATCAAGTACGAGGCCACGTTGAAGCCCATGGAGTCGATCCCGCTGCGTCGACAGAAGGACTTCGTGGCGCGACTGCAGGGAGAGAACATCTCGCGCAGCCTCACGGTCGCGGTGCAACACGGCCACTCCACGGACCACGCCGGCATCCATCCGATCCCGGGGCTGGCGCATGGCGCCGGCTACAATCCTCGACGAGGGACCGATGCAAACCGCTGAGTCGCCCAGCAGCAATAAGTACTCACATGTCATCTTCGAGAAGGGGATCGTCACAGACGTGAACCGCGCCACGTTCACCGTGACTGTGGAATCGGTGCACAGCTCCAAGACCTTCCCCGACGTGCAGCCGCTGTCGCCGTACCACCACTACGAGAACGGCGAGGGTATCCACCATCTCCCGGAGGTGGGCGCGGAGTGCTACATCATGAGCCCCAGCGACAACACCCCCGCGGTGATAGTGGGCTACACGGCGCCGCCTCGGGTCTTGACGTCCACTGACGAGACGCCTCAGCGCAGCACCATGCGCCCCGAGGGCAGCCCGACGGACGTCAGCTACAAATCGAAGCGCCCCGACCTGAATCCCGGAGACATCGCGATCACGGGGCGTGACGAGAACTTCCTGGTACTGCATCGCGGCGGCGTCGTGAGTCTCGGTGCGACTGGTATCTCGCAACGCATCTTCATTCCGGTGGGCAACTACATCAAGGACTTCTGCGAGAACTACGGGATGCACCATTTCGGCGGCGATCTCGAGTGGACCGTGGAGCGTCCGGAAAAGGACCCCAAGGGCAAGGCGCCGGCCACCTACGCGTTCACGTTGCACGAGTTCGCCGCGGACACCAAGGCCTCGGTACGGATCCGCCACATGCCACTGACCAGCGGCAAGGAGAAGAAGTCCGCCTGGGACATCCAGGTGGCACCGCAGGGCATCGACAAGGAGAAGGGCTCTGTATCCGGAGCCACGTACACCATGATGGTACTGATGGACGGCACGAAGACCGAGTTCGTCGGAGCCAATCGTACCCTGGAGATCAAGGGCGACGATGAGGTGAAGATCACGGGCAAGCGCACCACTACGGTGGGCAAGGACGACACCCTCACCGTTACGGGCGCGCTGAAGCTGAAGGCCAAGGGCGAAGCTTCGATCGAGGGCGCCAGGACCAGCCTCGGCGGCGCTGGCGCCTCGGAACCGTTCCTCTGCGGGGCCAAGTTCTTGCAGATCTGGCCCAGCCTCACATTCGATGTCAAGGGGGTCATTGCCACGCCCAACCCCGCCACGGTTGCGCTGCTTCAGCAGTGCATGAGCAAGAAGGTATTCGGGAAGCCCTGACTCTGCGATAGGATGGACGCCATGAACCTGTTCGTACAAGATCCAGCACTGGTCTTCGAAAAGAGCGCCGCAGTGGAGCTCGAGGAAGATCCCACGGCCTGGCCGCGCCAGGTTCTCACCGAGCTCTACCGCGCCGTGCCCGAAATCTCGAACTACCTTCCCGAGGTCAACTTCCTCAAGATCGACGAGGAGAAGGGTTACGGTCTCGGCATCGTGGTGGTATCGAGCTCGACGAACACCGCGCTGAGCTCGGAGACCGCGGGCGCGCCGGCCGGGCGCAAGGCCCTGATTCCTGTGGTCGTAAAGGGCCACAAGCTCATGCCGCTCGACGTCCTGATGTTCGCGAGCGGGAAGATGACGCCCCTCACGGCAGATCGCCTGAACGAGGCGCTGTTCCGTCCGGAGAACTTCGACCTGATGTCCGAGGACTTCGGCGACACCTCGCTGTGGAACATGTTCCATCCTCCGGGGCGTGGCGACAGCTCCTACGGTTCGGGCGTGTCCCAGGGACTGGGCGGCACCTCTGGATCGGTGTCAGTGTACTCGGGGCCCGGCATGAAGCTGAGCTCCGCGGACTTCGAGATGCTGCTCGCGCTGAGCGGTACGATCCTGGAGCCGGACGTTCTTCAGATCGCCGAGCAGGTGGAGACCACTCCGGGTCTGATGAAGGCTGCCTCGGTGAACCAGAACTTCCTCGGCGCCCTGAAGCTGCTCGCGGATCCTGCGGGCTTGGCGAAGCACGCCGTCGACCAGAACGAGCTCATCGGATCGTTGTACCCGGCGCAGGTCGTGCAACTCGGCTACTCCGAGATCAGCGACCAGTACTCCGTGAAGACGGCGAATCGCGACGTCGGGCACGTCAGCGTGAAGTGGATGGACCGTGGCGAGTTCCTGAAGTTCGCGGGACCCGAGCTCACGAAGCGCGTCGACACCGAAGGCACGCTGACCATCGCGGAGAAGAACCCCGAGGTCGTCGTGATCGAGGGCCCCGATGGTGAAGGGCTCGAGGTGTGCGATCGCACGGGCTACTACACGGTGTACTCCAAGGCCCGTGGACGCACCATGACGGGCTGGGTGATCCCGGGTCTTATGGACGGCAAGGGCAACAAGTTGCCGCTGGCGCTGTTCACCGATGGGAAGAGCTACGCGATTCAGGACCAGATCGCAGTCGGCCGTAACCGCGGCGGAGACCGCGTCGATATGCCCAACGCGGCACCGCGCGGCACCGGCTGCTTCTGGTACTCCACGGACAACTACGGCAACAGCATCCGCGCCACCGTACCGCTCGAGGTGCACGGGTCCGCGCGCAACGAGGACGGTTCCACGACCTACATGTGCCGTGACATCATGGGTGGCGAGCTCAAGATCACGCTGGCCTACGGTGCACAGGGCGTGGTCGCGGTTCCCGGGGCCAGCGAGCTGATCATGCCGCACAGCGCGGGATTTGCCCCGCTGGGCAACGAGGTCGAGCTCGTAAGCGTCGGGACCCTCAAGGGCAAAGACAACATGCTGAAGAGCGCCGCCCGGGACCCGGCAGCGCCTCGAGTCACGGTGATTTCCCACGGCGACAGCTACACGCTGCGTTTCTCCGGCGACATCCCCAAGCTGGCCTCGCTGCACAGCCCCAGCCAGGAGCTCGGCGTCGACACGGCGGCCTTCATGCTGTGCCTCGCGGGTCACGATGGCCCCGGGGCGTTCAGCGCGCTGGCGCAGGCCGACGCACGGGGCGCCTTCAGCGTGGGCGCCGCGGACATCGGCAGTCTGGACCTCCGGGGGCACTATAAGACCGCGGCGTCGAAGGTCGCCAAGGTCCACGCGCTGCGCCGCAGCCTGCTCAAGGAAGCCGCGGCGCTGCCCGACGTCATGTCGGTCGACGCCGTGCTGAGCCTGGGCTTCATCAACACGGAGAACGTCGCGGTGTACATCGCGCGCATGCCGTACTTGGAGAAGGCCCTGACGATGATCTGCGAGATGGTGCTGGCGAGCCGCGTCGGCACGACCGAGATCCCGGAAGCAGCCGCTTCGCGCGCTGCCAAGGCTCTCGACGAAGTCGTCATGGGTCTCAAGTCCCTTGCGCTGCGAGAGATCGAGGACGTAGCATAGGGGCGTGTTGAGCCTCAAACATCCGGCCCGCAACTTCATCAACTACCTGATCAGCCGTCGCATCTATGATACGAAGACGCTGATTGAGACGTTGAATCGCATGGGTCTTCAGGTCCCTGACATCCAGGATGGGATCGAGGAGTTCATCGCGCAGCTGCGGCCGGTGCGCCAAGCCATGGTGTTCCCCGCGGACTGGAACCCTACAGCGCGCAAGCCCAACGCCCCCACGGAGGCGTTCTTGAAGCGCTGGGCAATCAGCAGCGCCTGGCGCAACGACCCCGCGTTCAACACCGCGGTCGACCTGCTGTGCGACGCGCAGATCCGGCAGACCCTGCAGCTCATGCTCCTGGGACCGCTGAGTCCGATCACCATCGCAGACCGCATCGCGAAGCGCTTCGACCTGCCGCCGTCGGTCATGAACGCCGCCACGGTCAAGATCTACGGGCATTACTTCTGGGACATCGGCGCGATGACCGGGGCAGAGTGGCGGGAGTACCTGCAGAAGTACTACCCCGCGGAGGCCTTCGATTACGTCTGCGTGCTGCACGCTCCGAGAAGCCGCACCGGTGCCATGTACACGTTGGCCGTGGCGGACAAGGATGCCGAGCTCATGGACCCTGCGGAGCGCTACCGCTTGGTATGCGCCGCGGGGTTCAAGCGCTTCATGGAGCACGTGTTCAGCGGCGAGCGCAGCGTCGGGCAGACCTACGCGGCCTACGCCGCACTGAACATCATGCGCACCGGTGACGACGAGCTCAGCAAGTACCAAGGCGCCTCGACGGACCTGATCGAACACCTGAACCGCATGGAGACGGTCTACGACACGAAGAAGCCCCTCTCGATCACGGACGCGGGCTACATCCGCCCGATCTTGAATACGACAGCAGAGGAAGTGGAGGAGAAAAATGACAACGCAGAGTGACATCTCCCAGCAGCTGGACAGCGCGGGCTTCAACGGCACGATTCCGGAGTCCGAGCTAAAGGCCGTGCTCGAGGGCGTCGAGGTTCGGAGCCATGCGACCTACGAGGTGGAGTACGGCATCAACGCGGACGACGGCAAGTTCGTGATGCACTTCTACCCGCCGGGCTACGCCGTGGACAACCGGAGCCAGTGGGGTGACGCCTGGGAGCGGTTCCACCAGAAACTCGAAGAAGTACTCATGGAGTATTTCGCCGTTCAAATCGCGGACAAGGTCTTGCAGGCTGGCTGGGTGCCGGAGCTGCAGAGCTTCTACGTGATCAGCGAGAAGCCGCGCGCCGTGGACTTCGCGGCGTGGCTGCGCTCTTTTTTTGCACGTCTCGAATCCTGAAGCTGAACGCGGCAGGGAACGTAACGCTGAGGTGTGTTTTGTGAGACGCGTTGTACTGAGTCACGTAGTTGCGCAACGCGATCTTGATCTGCTCGCTGTGGCTCATCTTCACGGTGAACAGCATTCCGTCAGAGCTGCGCTGGGTGGCCGATACCAGGTCTCCGCACAGCTTCAGGAGATTCCCGGTGAGATCTTCTAGGCCCATTGTAGACGACGGCATCACGTCTAAGGTACCAGAGACCCGGTACCAATCCGACCCTGTTCGAAAGGTGAGGGCGCGGGTCGGTAAGAAGATCCGGGTGCTGCCGTCGCAGTGGGTCTCCGAGTTCATCCGGATCAAGGACGCAGACACCGGCACGATCAACAAGATGGACTTCTCGGAGCGCCGGTACCTGCTCCGGGCCTACAACACCCCGCGGCGCCGAGTCCTGCTGTTCACGAGCCGCCAGACCGAGAAGTCGACCACGCTGGGCAACAAGCTGCTCAGCCTGAGCGGGATGCGCAGCATCTACACTACGCTGTTCGTTACGCCCAGCGCGATGCAGACCAAGGTGTTCAGCAACGCGCGTATCGACGACATCATCGACGTCTCGCCTCTAATCAAGGCGATGACGCACAAGTCATTGGTGATGAACATCCTGGAAAAGGAGTTCATCAATCGCAGCAAGATCTACCTGCGCTACGCGTTCTTGTCCGCGGACCGTATCCGTGGCTTGTCGGTGAACGGTATCTTCCTCGATGAGATCCAGGATCTTCTGCAGGAACTGCTGCCGGTCATCGAAGAGACCGCATCCCACCACAAGGACTCCCTGTTCTTCTACAGCGGCACGCCCAAGTCCTTCGATAACACGATCGAGGAGTACTGGTCGAAGCACAGCACGCAGAGCGAATGGGTGATTCCGTGCGAGCGTCACGGCGTCCCGGGAGACCCCAGCACCTGGCACTGGAACGTCCTAGGGATCAAGAACATCGGCAAGAAGGGGCCGATCTGCGACAAGTGCGGCGGCCCGCTGAACCCGGAGCATCCCCTGGCCGACTGGGTGGAGATGAACCCCGGGGCACAGATCGAAGGGCTACGTGTCTGCCGCCTAATGGTGCCGTGGTTCTTCAAGGACCCGAACAAGTGGAACGAGATCCTGGAGGCCCTGGCGCGGTATCCCGCGGCACAGTTCAACAACGAGGTGCTCGCGCTGAGCTACGACAGCGGCTCTAAGCCCCTGACGCGCGCTGAGCTGATACGGAGCTGCGACGCGAAGTACAGCATGCTCGACGAGGAGGCCATCGCGGAGCTCGGTCAGCGGTTCGAGCTCTACGCGGGTCTCGACTGGGGCGAAGGAACCGGCAACGGCGCCTACACTGTACTGGCTGTCGGCGGCTACGTACGCGGAGACGACAAGTTCCAGTTCGTGTTCTTCAAGCGCTTCGACGGTCCGCTGGCAGAGCCCGACGCTCAGATGGAAGAGATCAAGCGCCTACTGGTGAAGTTCCGGATCAAGTACACCGGCGCGGACCACGGTGCCGGCTTCGTGCAGAACAAGACTCTGATCAACATTCACGGCCCCAGCAAGATCTTCCCGTTCCAATACGTGAGTCGTGCACCGTTCAAGCTCGGCTACAAGCCCGCGCTGCACCGCTTCTTGCTGTTCCGCAGCTTGGTGATGGGTGACATCTTTGCCGCGATCAAAAGCCTCAAGAAGATCAGGTTCCCGCGATGGGAGGAGTTCAAGGAGCCCTTCGGCAGCGACATGCTCAACATCCGGGCCGAGTACAGCGAGACGCTGCGCATGATCCAGTACATCAAGGTCCGCGGCAAGACCGACGACGCGATGCACGCAGCAATCTACTGTCTGTTGGCCTCAATGCAGGATGTCCGCCGACCCGACATCATGGCGCCGATGCGGGAGAACAGCGACGAGGCACAGGCGAGCTACAACGAGGAGCATGCCCGCGAGCTGCTCGAGGGCTTCGCGTTGCCCTCCGTTGATATTCTGGACGACAACCCGTACTACAGGCCGTAGGCAAAAAGAAGAGCGGGCTTGCGCCCGGGCACGCTACGCGGCCTCCCTCTCTAGGACACCTGTTGAGGCCTGAGCACGCGACACGGCCTGAGCCCCGACGGCCGCCGCCCAGGCACCGAGCCCGAACGCCACCAACATGTGCCAAGGCTTGATCTGGAAATCGCGCCGCTCCTGCTCGATGCTCGCGGTCAGCTTGCGGACGCCGCTGATGATCTCGTCGAGTCCTGCATCGACGGTCTTCTCGACGCTCTCGCTTGCGAAGGTCTCCAGCGTGAAGCCCGGCGCCTGGGCGCTCTGGGTCGTTGCGGTTTCGGTGGTTTCGGACTTGGTGCGCTTCGTGGTCATAGTTTTTCCCTTCATACCCTTATAGGGAGAAACACGATCGTATTGGCAAAAGAAACGGGGCGGGGAGGCCCGAGGACGCTACCACGTAGCGTCGATCAGAGCATCGCGCACCACTTTGTCATGCCGGTTGTTCGCCGACATAAAACCCACGGTGACTCCGAGGCCGCCTACAGCTACGGCCCCGAGAATCTGCCAGAACGTGATGCGCTCCAACTTCAGCGCGTCGACGCGGGGCATGCTCTCCAAGACCTTCTGTACCTCGTTCTTGAACGCACCGAACTGGGTATCCAGGGAAGCGCGCATACTGGCCACTTCCGAAATCAGCTCGATCCGAGTTTGCTTTATTTCTTCGTGTGAGAGAGACGTGTCGCGGGCGCTGCTTCGAAGATGTAGATCCACTTCCGCGAGGCGCTCGCTGAGCTGGTCCGCCACCGGCTGCACGATGTTGTGCACCTCGGCTACGGCTCGGTCCAGGCGCTCTTCCGCACGGTAACGGAACAACGGCCCCAGTTTCTCACCGAGGTCGTGCATGATCTTCTGTATCGCGCTTTGTGTTTCCTCCTGAATGACATGTCGTGCATCTTGGGTGATCACTTGAATCGCCTCGGGCGGAATCGTACTGGGCGGCTCAAATGGCGGTGGCAGGATTTCTGATTTGCGAGTCCCCACAGGGGGCTCCGTTCTAGACCTCTTTTCGTGTTGCATCGTTGGTGCTCCCTTTCATCTGCTGATAGGGGAAATGGTCGTCGTTTTTGTACCACGTATAGGCAAAGCGATCGCGATGATGCCCGGGCTGCGGCCCGGGCACTCGCACTCGGCTACGGACGCTAGTCCGTTACTGCTCCAGGAGAGCCTGCAAGTCCTCCCGAGCCGCAGCCCAGGGCATCACCGCCCGCTTGTCTCAGATGTGCGAGAGGCCGGCTTCCTGCTCCTTGCGCTCCCGGCGCTGCTTGATGTACAGCGCGGCCCGTACGGCGAGCGCGCGCAGGCCGATACCACACAGCGCCGAGGTGGCGACCGTGGCCGCGAGCTCGACGTCGGTGAAGTGGCGGAAGCGCACCGTGGGGCCGTGATTCAGACCGGACACCGCGGCATCGCTCGCGGCGTACAGCTGACGCTGTAGTTGCGGCGCGGTCGTCTCCGGGGCGTCCACCGCCTTGAGGAACTCCGCGGCGCTCTGCTCGAACAGGCCGGTGAACAGCTCGGACTTCAGGGCCCGGGCGTTCTCCTTACGCACCTGCTCCGTGACGTTGGTGACAGCGAGCTCGACGTCCCGCTGCCACTTCGCGCTCATGGAATCGATCACGCGCTGGACCTGGTCCGCGGTGTTCTGAAGCGCGCCAGCGATGCGCGTGTCGATGGTGGCTTCGATCTGATTGAGACGGGCTTCGATTTGCTGCTGATCCATGTGTACTCTCCTGGAGGTTGAGCGATGTCTCGCTTCGTTGTCTTATAGGGGGTTTTTCTTGTCTTTTCTCGGATCACACGTCGAGGTTTGCGAAGGTCGCGTTCTCCTCGATGAAGAGGCGTCGCGGCTCTACTTCGGCTCCCATGAGAAGATCGAATAGACGCTCCGCCTTGATCGCGTCTTCGATTGTGATCTGCCGCAGTCGGCGGTTCTCTGGATTCAGGGTCGTCTCCCAGAGAACGTCGGCGTCCATCTCGCCGAGCCCCTTGTAGCGGGTGACGTGTAGCTTCTGCCCCGGTGCGAGCTGCTCCTTGAACACCGCGAGCTCGTGGTCATCGGAGAAGAAGAGATCGTTCTTGGCTCCGCCGAGGCGCGCGCCGTACAGCGGCGGCATCGCGGCGTAGACGTGGCCGTAGTACAGCAGGCGGGGCATGCAGCGGTACAGGAAGGTCAGCAGCAGCGTGCGGATATGGGATCCGTCGACATCTGCATCCGCCATCAACACGACCTTGTGGTAGCGGAGGTTCTTCATCGAGAAGCTTCCGGTCTGCTCGATGCCACACCCCAGGGCTGTGATGATGGTGCCGAGCTCCTTGTTCTCGAGCAGCGTCTCGAGCTTCGCGTGCTCCACGTTGAGGACCTTGCCCCGCAGCGGCAGGATCGCCTGGAACCTACGGTCCCGGGCGTTCTTCGAGCTGCCGCCGGCGGAGTCACCTTCGACGAGGAACAGTTCACAGATCTCCGGGTCCTTGGACTGGCAGTCCGCGAGCTTGCCGGGCAGCGAGGCCAGGTCCATCCACTCCTTGCGCTTCACGCCCTCTCGAGCGCGACGTGCAGCTTCGCGTGCCTTGGCTGCGACCACGGCGCGCTCTGCGATCTTCTTCGCGGTGCCTGGGTTGTCGTTGAACCAGAAGGTGATCTGGTCGCTGAACAGGTCCTCGACCAGGGCCTTGGCCCCCGGAGTCACGAGCTTGTCCTTGGTCTGCGATGAGAAGCTGACGTCGCCGATCTTCACGCTGACCACCGCTTGAAGACCTTCGCGGATGTCGGAACCCGTGATGCCTTCGTCGGTGAGCCCCCGGAGCATGTTGTGCTCCTTGGCGTAGGTCGTGATCAGCTTGGTCAGGGCGTTACGAAAGCCCGTGAGATGCGTGCCGCCGTCGCGGTTGAACGTGTTGTTCGCGTAGCACCTCACGTCCTCTCCGTCGGCGTCGGTCCACGTCATCGCGAGCTCCACGGAGTTCGTGGGGTCCTTGAAGTACAGGATCGGCACCATGGTCTTCTTGCGCCCCGTGATCTCTCCGAGGTAGTCCTTGATGCCGCCGGCGTAGAGATACTCCTTGGTCCAGGGCTTTGCTTCCCTGAGGTCCTCGAAGCTGATCTTCAAGCCGGGGTTCAAAAAGGCGAGCTCTTGGAGCCGCTCGCCGATGCGCTTGCGGTCGTATTCCGTTACCCCGCTAAAGATCTCTAGGTCGCGGAACCATTCCACCACGGTTCCATGGTCCTTGGTCTTGCCGCGAACCTCGACACCAGTGATGGGCTTGCCTTTCTGGTAGCGCTGCACATAGATCTTGTTGTTCTTCAACACCGTGGCTTGCAGGTCGGAACTTACAGCATTCACGGCCGAGGCGCCCACACCGTGTAAGCCCGCAGATTTTGCATAGCTGTTATGGTCAAACTTTCCGCCGGCGTGGAGATCACACATTACGAGTTGAAGCGAAGAAATCTTCTCTGTGGGGTGCGGGTCCACAGGAATGCCACGGCCGTTATCTGTGACGCGGCAGCCGCCCTCTGGCAGCAGCTCTACGCGAATAAGACTGCAGTGCCCTTCGAGGTGCTCGTCTACAGCGTTCGCTACGATCTCTTCCACACAGTGATGTAATGCTGTTCCGTCGGAGGGATCTCCAAGGTACATGCCCACGCGCTGTCTGACTGCTTCAAGGCCCTTCAGTTTTTGGATCGCGTTGCCGTCGTAGGTAGCAGCCTTTTTCATGTGTTCCTCGCAATGAAACGTTGAAGGGTTGAGGGACTGACACCGTAACTCAGCGCTACGACGTGGGGCCGTTCTGTTTGAAGGCGTTCTGTAATCTCCGGAAGATCGCGGGTGAACAGCTTAGTTCGTCCGTGTGTGTCTCCGCGCGGCGTAGCTTCCGGCTTCGTATACTTGCCGTTTCTTTTGCCGACAGGGCGGCGGTGGGGCTGGGTGTTCATTCCATTCTTTGCACCGTAACTGCGCTTATTCGGGCGCGTGTTCATTCCGGAGCGCGCCCCTCGTGCTGTTTTTCCGTCGCGCTCACGGTCCTCAGCATTTTGCTGCGCCGTGCCGTATTCCAGATTGCTGGGCCGGTTATTGCTACGATCCCGATCGGGCGTATGCCGGACTTGTAGGCCAGGCGGGCAGGGCCCTTTGAAGCACTCGATCACGAAGGCATGCAGTAGTTTATCGACGTCGCGCCCGTCAGCCCGTCGCAGATGGATCCGCGTGTAACCGTCCTTATCGACGCGACCTCTCAACACGTACGGTTCTTTGCGCAGGAACCCGCCTTTGCCACGCCAGCTTCTTACACGCCCTTCCGTGGAAGCCTCGTAGCCTTTCCATTCAGGGTGCTCCTTCCACTCTTCGACCACACAAGCCTCCTCTCGGAGACTTATAGGCTGATCGCTTAGAGCTTCAGCAGCTGCAGTGCCTCGTTCACCCGCAGGTCTCCCATGACGTCGCGCGGCTCCAGTAGATCAAGGTCCATCGCATCGAGGAGTCCCTGTGCCACGGTAAGGACGTGCTGCCGTGCCGACATCGCGGATTCGAGGCCGCGTGTGACGCAGCGGTCCGCGAGCAGCACGAAGGGCCGGAAGGGGAAGGGGTCCTGCACCAGACGCCCGAGAATCATGAGCAGGCGCGCATCAAGTAAGAACAGCTGACGGACCTGCGCGCGTGCGGCGTAGAGATCTGCCGCAGGAGAGCGATGTGCATCCATATAAAGCCGGATCAGCATGGGCGCCGTGAACGTTGGCAGCGTGTGCCCATGTAGCATGGTCTCGAGTATCGCGACCCGACGTTCAAGATCGAAGCGGGCCGCCCTGGAGTCGATGTTTGTTTTTTCCTGCACAAGCGCTTCCTCTCGCGTGCAGCATAAGCTACGCTAGTGTCAAGATCCATGAAGGAGATTTCCACAATGGCCACCAGCGATAAGCCCACCGGGCGTCCGGTGGATGCTGCGCGTCTCGAAGACCTCGGGAAGCAAGCGGCAAAGTTGGCTGCCGTCAACGGACTCTCGTTGACTGAGGCGGCTGCCCAAGTACTGAGCACGGAGAAGCTCAGTGCTGCCCAGGTGCGCCGCGCCGTGGAGCAGTGCAACACACACGCCGTCAATGGAAAGTTTGCGTCTCTGTCGGGCGTGGACCGCATCGTCCACATTGACGGAGGTCCTGCGGATCCTGAGCAGGTGCTGGCGCGCCTGAAGCTCAGCTCGGCACCCCGCGCTTCGTACATCGATGCGCTGGAGTACACGGTTCCCCCGATCCGGGAGAAGCGCGCCGCTGCGCCCAGCGTGAAGCTGGCTGCGGCCGAGGACCTTGGTGATCTGCGCGACAAGCTCGCTGCGGCTCACGAGGAGCTCGACGGCATGGCGGAAGCCAGTGCCTGGCGGATGGAGGATGCCCTCGGCCTGCTGCGCGGTGCCGTGAAGACCGCAGTGCTCGAGGGCGCCCACGTGGCCGAACTGTACGCGGCCTGGGCACCGCTGCATCCCGTCATGGCCAAGGTCGCTGCGGCGCAGTTCCGCAACGAGCACGGCTGGGGGCATCGAGTCGAGGGTCGCGCGATCTCGCCGGACCATCCGGTGATGCAGCACTTCGAGACGTTCGCGAAGTGCGCCGAGACCTACTACACGCACACCACGGCACGCAAGGACGTCGAGGGCCAACTGGCTCGCGTCGAGGCACACCTCCGGAGGGCATCATGAAGCGAGGCGAAGCGCTGGCTCGGGAGCTGGCGAAACTTGCATCCAGGGGCGCCGGCAAGTCTGTCGGCGCTGCTTTGTATCGAGCAGGGGAAGTCGCCAAGAACGTCGTGAAGGGCTCCGGCGAGTTCGGGGCCGGCATCGCCGAAGGTCTCGGCGCCGATCCTGGCGTCGGACGCGTGGTCGGCATGGGCGCCGCCGTGGGCGCAGGTGCTGCGGGCGCCGGCCGAGCCAAGCGCAAAGTCGACGAGTTCCGGTACCGCAACGGTCTCTACAGCCAGTACTGAGGAGGGTCCATGAGGGAC